ATGCAAAAAAATTATAAGAAGATCACAAGCCATGGATCGGTCAGCATCCCGGCAGCGATGCGGAGAGAGCTGGGGATAGAACCGAGGGATGCAGTAGAGGTCTGTGCAGAAAAGGATGGAACGATCGTGATCCGTCCGTATCAGCCAAGATGTATTTTCTGCGAGACAACCGAGAATGTAACGTTGATGAAAGGCAGAGGGATCTGCCGGGAATGTATGGAAGAGATCAAGGAGGCATACCATGAATGAACTGAAACAGAAAACAAGCAGCCAGCTTGTAGATGAGCTGATCCATCTGGACCAGCTCCGGCTGAACACCAGCAAGAGCATTGCAGCATATCAGGCAGAGCTGCAGGCAAGAGGTATTGGCATTATGGAAGACCGGAATAAACAGTATATGAGATTCTTTGGGGATGAGGGTACGGTTTCCGTTACGGACAGTAAGAGCCTGGATATTTTGAACCCGGACCGCTTGAAGGTGTGTGTGACAGAAGGTGTCTATAAGATGCACGTAAAGGAAACAACAGAGACAAAATATAAATGCACGCCTGCATTTGAACGTATGCTGAAAGCTCTCTTCTGTGATGATTATACATATGAGTATGATCTGGAAGAGTTCCTGGATCAGATGCATATCCTTCCGGATGCAAAGCAGAAGAAGACCTTGCTTAAACGTCTGAAAGGGGATTATGAAGCAGACAGGAAAACGCTGTGTGCAGTATTCAAGGTGGAGGATGACTGGGATGTGGAGTTATGGCATATACACAGGATCAAGAATGGGGAACTGATCCGGACATTCCTTCCAGATGATATGCTGGATGCAAGCATGCGGGAGCTGAAAAAGTGTATCCTGGTAGAAAGTAAACTGTCGATCAAACTGGATTATGAAAAGGAGTGATAACATGGCAACGAAGAAAAAGAAGATACTGCTGATTGCAGGGCATGGCAAAAACCATGATGGAAGTTATGATCCGGGGGCCTGCAGTAAATGGGGACAGGAAGCAACCTATACAAGACAGTGGGTAAAAAAGCTGAAAACAGCACTTGGCAAAAAGGTGAGCGTTACACTGTACGATGTCAATAAGAACTGTTACAGTGAAAGCTGTGCCGGAAATGTACCGGATTATGCGAAATATGATTTTGTGTATGAAGCCCATCTGAACGCAAAAGTTAAGAAGGATGAAAATGGCGATGGAAGCTTTACAGGAACAGGAGGCTATAAACATCCATCAAATGGATGCACGCCGATCGCTCAGAAGATTGTGGACAACCTTGTGGGAATCGGGTTTAAAAAGTGGACGATCGCAGATTCAACCGGGCTTTTGAACCTGAACCGATGTCAGACGGCAGGTGTACTGTATTTCCTGCATGAGATCGCATTTATTGATGACGGTGATGATATGGGATTTTTCACAGCCCATGAAAACGAGATGGTACAGGCAACCGCCCAGGCGATCCTAGACACTTTGGTGGGGGAAGGAAATGCATCCCTTCCGGAGACGGAAGAACTGTACCGTGTAAGAAAAGTATGGGAAGCTGGATACACTGAAGGAAACCAGATCTTTGCCGGTACCAAAGAAGGGGCGATTGCCGCATGCAGAGCCGGATATACCGTGTTTGATAAAGATGGGAATGGCATATATACAAAGGATCGTGGGATGCAGGCGGAGGATCTGCAGAACCTTACGGAAAGTGAATGGATTAAAAAAGTAGGTCCATTGTATACGAAGGATGAGGAAAACCATGGGATCCTTGCCTGTGTGTCACTGGCACAGGCGATACTGGAGTCCGGATATGGAAGAGAAGATCTGGCAGTGATCGGAAACAACTTGCATGGCATGAAAAGCAGGTTAAGTGGAAATACGTGGCCAGGCACGACTTGGGATGGGAGCAGTACCTACACGAAGAATTCACCGGAGGTAGTAAACGGTGTACAGGAGATAGTGGCATCCAGCTTCCGCTGTTATGACTGCATTGAGGACTCGATCAGTGACCATGCCATGTATCTGTTAGGTGCAGCCAATGGAACACAGCAGAGATATAAAGGACTTCAGGGCGAAAAGGATTATGAAAAAGCGATTGAGGTCATAAAGAAAGGCGGGTATGCGACAGATCCGCAGTATGCAAGTAAGATCATCAACATCATAAAAAAGTGGGATCTGGAATGTTATAATGCAGGAATGGAAGAAACGGTAACAGAGCCGAAAGAGGAAACATATCTGATCAAGACCACATGTGACTGGCTGAACATCCGTAAAGGTCCGGGCAAAGATTATGAGATCACCGGAAGCATCCGTGAACCGAAAGGTGCGAAAAAGTGTTACACGATCACAGAGGAAAGAAACGGATGGGGCCGCCTGAAGTCCGGGGCGGGATGGATCTGTCTTGGATATACCGTGAGACAATAAAGAGATAGGAGAGGATCCGGTAATGGATAGGAATATGAAAAGGCGGCTTCTGGAGGAAATAAAAGAGGAAGATATATCCGAAAAGTACCGGGATATTGTAGGGATCATAGGTATCGAGTGTTTTGTGGAAATGTCGGAATATGCCAAGGGGGATAAGCTGTATTTCCCTAAGGTGGAAAGCATCCTTGCACCGGCAAGGAACCGGATCATAAAGCGGGAATACGATGGCTACAATATCAAGGAGCTGGCAGAAAGATACAACCTTACGACAACACAGATAGGAAACATATTGAAAGATGAACCGATCGCCGGACAGATGAGCCTGTTTGACCTGTGATCAGAACAAAAGAAAGCCCCGGCATTTTGTGCCGGGGCTTTCGGATGCTTGTGGATCAGCGGCAGAGTTCGTCAAGTGTCACTTCCAGTGCGTCAGCCAGTTTGATGGCGGTTTCTACTTTGCAAGTATCGTTTTTTTCGATGTCCTGTATCGTCCGGCGAGGTACACCGCTCAATTCTACGAGTGCCGGTACGGAGAGACCTTTTTCGATGCGGATTTTTTTCAGGTTCATTTTTTACGCTCCTTTAAAAAGTCTAAAATTGATATCACGGCAAAGAGGACTGCGAGGATGATAAGCATGATATCGAGGATCCCCAGTGCGTGAAAGTCGATCAGTTTCAGCACCATAAAAATGATCAGTAATGTTGTAAAGATGTCTTTCATTTTTTTTCTGCATATGGTATGATGATGTTGCCCTTAAAGGGCGGGGGCTTTCGCCCCCTGTGTGATGCTCACTATTACTGGTCTAACCAATCTGAAAGCTTGTCAACGATCTGAAAAGTTAACCAGATGATAGTGAGTATTTTTATTATCTCATCCATATGTTTTCCTCCTTTCTCTTAAGATGTCTATATTATAGCACGTTATAACGTGCTAGTCAAGCAAAAAAAGCATATTTTTCTCAAAAAAAATGTCAAAAAATATCAAAAATATAGAACAAACATTTTCAGAAACCGCTTGGTATGATGTTTTTGAAATGCCTGTGATACCCTTAGAGCATGACTTGCAGTCATGCTCTTGTTTAATTTGAGAAGGAGGGAAAGAAATGGATTTTATCATGGAGATTTTTTTGAAAAATGGGGCATATGCAGTGATGTTCATCGGGGTGATGGCATTTCTTGTATCCTGCATCACGGAGGTACTGAAACATATCACATGGCTGGATAAGCATGTACCGACAGCCGTAGTAGTGATCGTTCTGTCGCTGGTTTTATGTCCGGTTGGATTTGCAGGGCTGGCAAAATATTACAAGATCGCCCTGGACTGGTTCATGGTCTTTGCATCGTTTATTGCGGCATTTATCGTTGCCCTTGTGAGCATGGACGGATGGGAAAAGTTTTATGAATTAAAAGAACGGTTCGTAAATGGGAAGGAATGACTATGGAGCAGATCATCACATTGTCCATAGTGCTTGGGGTAGGTTTTTCCCTGCTGACATTCCTGGCAAAGGCACAGTTTAATGACATCAAGACAAGCATCGAAAAAAATAACGAGAGCACAAATAAACGGATTGACAAGTTAGAAAATGAGACGAACGCAAGGATCGAGTCGCTTACACAGGATCTGAATAATGTAAAAGGTGATTTTGCCACCACATTTGTGCTGCGTGAAGATTTTTTCCGCAGCATGAATGGAGTAGAAGACCGGATGAAGAGCATTGATTCGAAAATTGACAAGCTTCTTATGGCATCATCCAGCAGGAAGGAATGAGGTGGACAAGAGTGGATGAGAGAGAAAAAGCACAGGTAAGACAGAATAAAGCGATCCGGGGATATATCATCCGGTGTCTGGTGAAAGGTTACAATAATTCTGCACTGACAAGACAGGTGAGCAATGCGATGATCGCCGCAGGCCTTGTGGTATCACCGGACATCAGCAAATATCTGGATTATCTTCTGGATGCAGGATATATCGAATTTACGGATGGAAAAGTGACCGCATACAATGCCTATGCCAATGATGCAGTGATCCGCCTGACAAAAAGGGGTGTGGATCTTGCAGAGGGAACGGTTGAGGATCCGGGAGTGGATATCTGATGGGAAAGCAGAGAAAAAAGACTCGGATCAGTTCTAAGATCGATGAACTGCCGGAGATCATACGCACGAATGTGGATGTGATGCTGGCAGACACATCCAATACCTATCAGGATATCAGCGTGTTCCTGAAAAATCAGGGGTATGAGATCAGTAAAAGCAGTGTAGGACGTTATGCGATGCGGTCGAATTCTGCCATGCAGAGGCTACTGGAGGCACAGCAGCAGACAGAAAAACTTGTTCAGGTAGTAAAACAGAACCCGGATGCAGACTATACGGAAGCAGGTATGCGGATGCTGATGGATGGCCTGATCAATAAGATGGCAACAGCAGAAGAAGAGTTTGACCAGATGCCACTGGACAAGGCAGGGAGACTTTTGGCCTCCCTGAGCCGGACAAAAGTATATAAAGATAAGGCAAAGCAGGAAATGCAGAAAAAAGCAGATCTTGCATTCAAGGAAATGGAGCAGGAGATTCTGAAAGTCATTAAGCAGGATGAACGCTCGGCAGAAGCTTTGAAAGAAATATTAAACCGGGCAAAGGAACGGATGATACAGGATGATTGATATTGATAACTGGATTCGGAAACTGGATGAAGAGGAAGAAACGGCAGTAAAAGACAATGAAGAGTATCAGAGATCCCTTTTTTGCGAGTATGTTCTCAGAAAAAATGACAATCTGTCGAAGAGAAAAGAACTGCAGTCAAGGTATCTTTCAGGGGAAAACATAACAGGGGAAAAAGGCCTGCGAAAAGAACTGGCTGCTTTCGATCTGTCGTATTTTGGGCGTGCGTACCTGCCGCATTACTTTGTGCGGAAATCACCTGCATTTCATGAGGAACTGGATGCCATATGGGAACAGGGAGTTATGAAAGGCAGGAACCCGCTTGAAAAAGGAAATGGCATAGACCGTCTTAAGGGAAGCCGGAATGTACTTGCGGCACCGCGAGGACATGCAAAGTCAACAAATTTTACGTTTAAGGATTCCTTACATGCAGTGCTATACCGGTACAAACATTATCTGATCATCATATCGGACAGCTCCGATCAGGCAGAAGGCTTCCTGGAAGATATCCGGAACGAACTGGAAGAAAATTATAACATCATCCAGGATTTTGGATATCTGAAAGGGGAAAAAGCCTGGAATACAAAAACCCTGTTGACGAATACGGACATCAAAGTGGAAGCATTGGGATCCGGGAAGAAGATCCGAGGAAGGCGACACCGGAACTGGCGGCCTGATCTGCTGGTACTGGATGACATTGAGAATGACGAAAATGTCAACACACCGGAGCAGAGAAGGAAGCTTGATGGTTGGTTTAAAAAAGCCGTTTCCAAATGTGGCGATACCTATACGGATATCATGTATATCGGTACGGTACTGCATTATGATTCCCTGCTTGCGAACACATTAAAAAATACCGGTTACCGTTCTAAGACATACCGGTCTATTGAGTCCTGGGCAAAGAACCAGCAGCTTTGGGATGAATGGGAGAGCATCTATACAAATCTGTTCAATGATACCCATGCAGAAGATGCAGACCGGTTCTTCCAGCAGCATAAACAGGAAATGCTGGAAGGGACTTGTGTATTATGGGAAGAAAAGTGGTCGTATTATGATCTGATGAAAATGCGGATCGATGAAGGGATCGCATCGTTCAACAGTGAGATGATGAATGAACCGATCGACCCGGATTCCGCTACGTTTAACGAAGAATGGTATGACTATTATGAGGAAGAATTGGTGGATTTTACGGATCCGGATTTTGTGATCGTAGGATCAAATGATCCCTCGCTTGGAAAAAATAAAAAATCAGATACATCTGCGATCATATCTTTAGCGGTGAGCCTGACAAAAGGTTATATGTACGTTGTAGAAGCAAGTGTTGAAAAGCGAACACCGGATGTGATCATACAGGATGTGATCGATACACAGAGAAGGTTCAAGAGGGATCTTAAAAAAGGGTATTACAAGTTTGGGGTGGAAACGGTACAGTTCCAGTATTTCTTCAAGACGGTCCTGGCAGAGAAATCGAGGGAGCAGGGCGAGTATATCCCGATTGAGGAGATACAGTCCCTGCAGAACAAACAGCTGCGGATCGAATCACTGCAGCCATTGATCAAGAATAAATATATCAAGTTTAACAGAAAACATAAGGCACTGCTGACACAGCTCAATGAGTACCCGATGGGAAGGAATGATGATGCCCCTGACTGCCTGCAGATGGCGGTCAAGCTTGCCATGAGCATTAAGGGGCAGGCAGAAAAGATCAAGTATGAGACTGTGATCCGCAGGAGGGCAAGATTCCGGAAAGGAGCTTTTTGATGGGAAAGAAGAAAAGGAAAGCGGGAAAAGTAGTGTTTGATCCGCTTACAGATACCGGGATGGATGAGCCTGTCCGTGTACGGATAGCAGCCAGGGATGTCAATGACCGTTTTTCCACGTATCCATCAGTCGGTCTGAATCCAGTACGGCTTGCCAGTATCCTGAGGGAAGCAAATGATGGAAATGTGCGGAGGCAGATGGAGCTTTTTGAAGAGATGGAAGAGAAGGATCCACACCTGTTTTCGCAGATGCAGACAAGAAAATTGGCAGTCACCGGACTTGAGTGGGAGGTGCAGCCATCCACAAAGGAGCCGGAAGACCAGGCTATATCTGAGTTTGTGAGTGAACAGCTTACCGCACTGGAAGGGTTTGACGCTGCCATGTTTGACATGCTGGATGCGATTGGGAAAGGCATAAGCGTGCTGGAAATAGAGTGGGATGTGGATGCAGAAGGGCATGATGTCATCCAGTCATTGGAATGGATCCATCCGAAAAAGCTGGTATGGGATTACGAAAAAGAAGTTCTGAAGATTACAACACGGGACTTTCCAGAAGGGATCGAACTTCCGGAAAATAAATTTGTTGTCCATAAATATAAAGCGAAAAGCGGTCATGAGTCGAGGGCTGGCGTTATGCGGATCGTGGTATGGATGTACATGTTCAAGAATTTCGACTTAAAAGACTGGGTGGCATTTTCAGAAGTTTACGGAATGCCGTTAAGACTTGGAAAGTATGATGCATCTGCAAGTGAAGAGGATAGGAAACAGTTGCTGGATGCCATCTATACGATGGGAACGGATGCAGCCGGGATCATTCCGGCATCTGCGGATATCAGCATCATCGAGTCCAATAAGACCACATCAGCAGATATCTTTGAAAAGTTTGCCCGTTATGCAGATGAGCAGATGAGCAAGGCGATTCTTGGACAGACATTGAGTTCTGACTCCGGAGGTGGCTCGTATGCACAAGGGAAAGTCCACAACGAAGTCAGGCATGACCTGACGGTTGCAGATGCCAAGAGTCTTGCCGAGACGATCCGCAAAGATATCATACAGCCGCTTGTTGTATATAATTTTGGCCCGGATGCAAAGATACCGTTGTTTGTGTTCAACAGTAATGAGACGGATGACCTGAAAGTCACAGCGGAGATCTATAAAACGCTGATCTGTGAAATGGGGCTCTCGATTCCAGTAGATCATGTATACAAGAAGTTTTCAATCCCAAAACCGGAAAAAGGTGAGGCAGTGCTGGAAGCAGTGCAGAAAAAGATGGAAGAACTGACGGAAGGACAGAGTGCAGATGGAGGAAGAACAGAAGCAGGTTGACAGGATCGTACAGGAATCCTGTGAAAGAGCAGGACCAATATTAAAGAGGATGCTGGAACCAATCCAGACGATGCTGGATGGATCAGCAGACCTGAGGAGCCTGAAAGAGCAGCTTGACAAGGAAGGGAATCTCCAGCGGCTGTACGATGAGATGGATGAGGGTGATCTTGAGGAGATACTCAGACAGGGCATGGATCTTTCTGAGATGATAGGAAGGAGCCAGCAGTAGATGGATGTTCAATATGGTATGACTGGAAGCTTTGTATTTCAAGCGGCTGTGGAGTTCCTGAAGCAAAAGAAAAGTGTTTCAAAAGAAGAGTTCCTGAAAATGGATGAGGCGAGCCGTGCAAAGGCATTTATGGTATCAGGATATACCAAGGCAGAAGTGCTGGACAGCTTTTTGCAGGCACTTACTGAAGCAGTTGAACTTGGAAGTACAAAAGAAGAGTTTCAAAAAAAGATGAACGCGTTTCTGGAAGAAAAAGGATACGAAGGGGTAAATCCTTTTAAAGCAGATGTGATATTCCGGACAAATCTGCAGACGGCATATAATGCGGGGCACTATAAGAGCATGACAGAGGATACCGTCATGAAGCTCAGGCCATTCTGGCAGTATCGTACGGCAGCAGATGGAAATGTCAGGGAAGAACATGCTCAGATGCATGGCAAAGTGTACCGGGCAGATGATCCCATATGGGATGTATGGTATCCGCCGAATGGTTTCCGGTGCAGGTGCAGTGTGGTTTCGCTGAGCGAACGGCAGGTAAAAGAACGTGGTCTGACAGTGGAAACAAAGCCGCCAAGGAAAGTAGACCGGGAAACAGGAGAGATCCTGGAAAGCAGACCGGACAAAGGTTTTGCAATGAATCCTGCAAAACAGGTATGGGAACCAGACCTTACGGTGCTGAGTACACCGGTAAGAAAGGTGTTTGAAAAAAGAAAGCGTAAAATGCCCCAGATTCTAAAAAACACTACAGATGGAAGAATGGGAGCAGGAAAGGAAGATGATAGTGTTATAACGCGTTATAACGCTATCAGGTGCGGTATGAAAACAGAGAAGAGTACAGGGAATCAGATCATGTATGCTCTGGAAGGGGTGAACGTTTCGGAAGCACCGGACGAGATCAAGATCTTACCCCTTGGAACAGTCCACAGCCAGAAAGGTGATTTTATTGTGGATGATGAGAGCTTTGACCTGATCAGCCGTCATTTTGAAAGCAGGGGGCTTGACCTTGTCATTGATTATGAACATCAGACATTGAAAGATATACAGGCTCCTGCCGGTGGCTGGATCAAGAAAATTGTCAAAACGAAAGATGCGATCGCGGCACAGGTGGAATGGACCGCGAAAGCAAAGCAGTATCTGGAGAACAAGGAATATAAATATCTGTCCCCGGTAGTGATCTGCCGGAAGAGCGATGGAAAGGCAGTAGCCTTGCATAGTGTGGCATTAACTAATACGCCAGCTATTGATGGGATGTTTGCGTTGGTGAACAGTATAGATATCAGCAGCCCGGATGGGGCAGAAGGAGGAAGCAGGATGGAACTGAAAAAGATTGTGGCATTATTGGGACTGCCGGAGGATGCGACAGAGGCAGATGTGGAAAAGGCAGTCCAGGAATTAAAAAAACAGGAAAAGACAGAAGAAGTGGTTGCCAATAAGACCATTATGGATCTGCTGGAACTGAAGGCAGATGCAAAGACAGAAGATGTTGCGGCAAAGATCATGGAACTGAAAGGAACCGCGGATAAAACAAAAGATGAAATGATCCTGGAACTGAAACGGAGAATGGATGAAAGGGATGCAGAGGAACTTGTGACCATGGCACTGAAGCAGGGAAAGATATCTGCAGCACAGAAAGCATGGGCAAAAGAATACGCTCTTAAAGATGCCGAAGGTTTTCAGGCATTTGTAGCCAAAGCCCCAGCGGTCGTTCCGGTTGGAAAGACAGGATCAGCAGGATACCAGAAAGAGGAAGAAGATACGGAACTGGATCCGAAGATTCTTAAGAATCTTGGAGTATCCATGGAAGATATCAAAGGATCAGAAGAATAAGAGGTGAAGCAGGATGGAAGAGTTTCGAATTGGTGAAAGAAAAATGGATAGCAGCATTATGGTCCTTCCGGTCGCGGAGGGAGAAGAGGTGCAGACTGCCTGCATGGTGGCATTAAATGCAGATGGCTATGCAGTCCTGGCATCCAAGAAAACAGGGTTAAAAGTTGCAGGCATGGCAATGCAGTATGTAGATAACAGTAATGGAAAGAATGGATCCAGAAACGTGAATGTATACCGCGGAAGCGTGGTGATGGGGAATGATGGCAGCATCAAGCAGACAGATATCCTGAAGAAAGCATATGTGTCCGGTGCACAGGAAGTTACGATCACAGACACAGGCTCCAGCAGGGCTGGAACGATCCTGGAAGTAGATGATGATTTTGTGACGGTCGATATCAGGGAACAGTAAAAGACAGGAGGAAAAAAGATGGTAGTAAATCAGCAGGCATTAGCAACACTGAATGTTGGATTTTCAGCAGCCTATAATAAGGCATTTAAAGCAGTAACACCGAAGTATCAGAGAATTGCCACGGTAGTCCCATCCAATACGGGGGAACAGAAATATGCATGGATCGGTCATTTCCCGACGATGCGGGAGTGGATCGGTGAGAGGACGATCCAGAATCTGGCAGCATATGATTATTCGATCAAGAACAAAGAATTTGAGATGACGCTTTCTGTAAAGCGTACAGATCTGGAAGATGACCAGTATGGTGTGTATGCACCGATGATGGAAGCCATGGGAGCGTCAGCCGCACAGCATCCGGATAAGCTGTTATTTTCGGCGATGGCTGCAGGTTTCAAAGAACTTTGTTATGATGGCAAACCGTTCTTCTCAGAACAGCATAAAAATGGCGGCTATTCCTATTCAAACAAAGGAACTGAAAAATTAAGTGCAGAAAGCTATCAGGCAGCACGTTCGCAGATGATGAGCATCCTGTCTGATAATGGTACACCACTTGGAATCGTTCCAGATCTTCTTGTAGTTCCCCCGGCACTGGAACATACGGCAAGGCTTATTCTGAAAGCAGACCAGATCAATGGAACGACCAATGTAATGAAAGATACAGCAGAGATCCTTGTATGCCCGGAACTTGCACAGGATTCAAAAGCCTGGTATCTGTTTGCAACCAACCTGTTCCTGAAGCCATTTGTATATCAGGAACGCAAAAAATACCAGTTTACTTCACTGGTAAGACCGGAAGATCCGAATGTATTTCTGAAAGGTGAATTTCTGTATGGGGCAGATGGCCGGAGCAATGTAGGATATGGATTCCCACAGATGGCATTTGGATCTACCGGACAGTCAGAAGGCTGATAGGAGGTATTATGGCATATTGTACGGTTGAAGAAGTCTTTGCAATGTTTAAGGAAGATGCCCTGAATACGCTTGCCGGAACGGATTATATTGAAGATCCGGAAGAACGGCGGAAGGTATTGATGCCGTATGTTGTTTCAGCAATCGAAGATGCGGATGCAGAGATCAATGGCTACCTGAACAAAAGGTATGAAGTTCCATTCCGGACAGTGCCCAAAGTCATATGTAAATACAGCAAAGATATTGCAGTATACAACCTGGCATCGAGAAGCGGCATTGATGAAGGCGAAAGGGAGAAAACGATCCTGAACAGATATAATGCGGCTATCCGGTTCCTGGAGAATGTTGCCAAAGGCATTGTTGAGATCGGAGAAGGGGCAAAAGGGGAAAATTCTGCAGATAGGCAGGCTGGTTTTGACGTAAGATCCCAGGAGCGTATCTTTACCCGGTCGAGCATGAAAGGATGGTAATGTGTCTGCGATAAAACTGGAAGTTAACGGCGATACAGAGAAGCTGATGAAGCAGTTGAAAAAACTGCAGCATATAGATAAAAAAGGGATCAGTACGGCCATGGCGGAAGCACTGCGGGAATCAACCGTGAGCCGTTTTGAAGCAGAACAGACACCGGATGGAGGACAGTGGAAGAAATCCATCCGGGCTTCCTCCGGTGGAAAAACACTTACACAGACAGCAAGACTGAAAAATTCCATCCATGCAAAGGCAGAAGAGGAAGGGTTTGCAGTCGGAACCAATACTATTTACGCTGCAACACATCAGTTTGGAGCACAGCGTACCATCCGGGCTAAAAGTGGAGGAATGCTTAAGTTCAAAGTGAATGGAGTCTGGAGGCAGGCAAAAGAAGTCACGATCAATGTTCCTGCAAGGCCGTTCCTTGGCATGAGTGACCAGGATCAGCAGGAGATACAAGGTATATTGGAGGATGCAATGGCAGAATGATACAGGAAAGGGATTATCTGGCGGCGAAGCTGAAGGAAGCAGGGGTTAAGTCTACTATCTATACGAACATGAAGAAGCTTCGGATGGCAGGCGAAACCCATTTGGGTGCAGTCCTGCATAATGGAGATATGTTTGAACGGAGAAATTCAAGAAAACGTTATGAGGATGAAACAGGGAAGAGGATGGTACGTGTTACCAGAATCTTTCGGACAAGCAGTTTTAATGTAGTCATTTCGGATGCAGAGGCAGCCAGGTGTGAAGAAATATTTAAAAAATTTCTGCTCTGTATAGGCGATGGAGTCTATGTAGATGGGAACTGGGTTGACCTGGAGATTGGGAAAGCAGAGTGGATTGAAAAGGATGACAGTGTCCTGAAAGCCAATATAGCGGTTCAGGTGGAGATCCTGTTTAAACATCAAAGGCTGTATGAGGATATACCGGTTAAACAGGTGAATTTAAGAGATATCACATGATGGAGGAGACAGATGGAAAATAAAAAACAGACGTTCTGTATTGAGTCGCTGAAGGAGAAACATAAAGTAAGCGAAGCAGTATTTGAAGGAACGAAAGCAGCAGAAGGATGGAGGAAGGGACGTTGTGTTACAGAAGCAGTATTTTTGCAGGCTGTAAAAAGATTTGAAATGTCGGCTGTTTCAGGAAGAGAGGGGGCAAAAGGGTGATGCTTGGTGATGTATATGTAAATGTTCAGGATGGAAATCTGAAAAGGACCACTGTGACAGGGACAGGCGTACAGGTCAAGATCGGGGTTTCGGAAAAAATAGCCGATGAGCCGATCGAGATTACGAACAGCATGACTGCGGGAAAGATTAAAGAAATGCTTGGATATAGTCCACTGGCAGATGCGTGCATGGACAGCATTGAAAATGGAGCAGGAAAAGTATACTGTGTGCCGGTAAATGCAGAGACGGCAGGAACGATCTCAGAAGTACAGCATACGGGTTCCGGTTCAGGAACGGTTACAGTTACGGGAAAACCACATAATGCGTATACCGTCATTATCTCCATCATCGAGACAGGGACAACCAATGCTGGCGGCATGAAGTACTCTATTGATGGTGGAATTACATATTCAGATGAAATGACAATTCCAGAAGGGAAAACAGCTATCCCGGAAACCGGTATTGAAATTTCAATGACTGGGGATTTTACAGAAGGAGATATCTATCAGGTTACCACTACCGCACCGAAAATGAATCATAAAGAACTTTTGAGTGCAGTGGAAAACCTTAAAAATTTTACCAAAGTATTTGAGATGATCCATGTGGTCGGTGCTACAGAAAAAGCAACCTGGGCTGCTTTGGCAGCGTTAGCCGCAAAATTTATGGAAGAATATAAAAAGCCGGTTATCTTTATCTGTGAAAGCAGCGAGCCGTCTTCAGAAGAAACGGCAGAGCAGTATGCGGAGAAACTGATCAATGACAGAAAAGGCATCAACAGTATCTATGTTCAGGTGGTGGCAGCATGGGGATATTATAAAAAAATGGATAACCGGGAGGTTTTAGAGAACCTGGCGGGTGTGATCACGGGATTATATGGTGCTGCAAAAGAAAGCCAGTCGGTTGGAGAGGTGGCGTCATTCCCAATCGCAAATGATAAGCTGATTTCACTGGTTCCGGCTGGGATTGGTGAATGCATTCCAGATTTGGATGAGGCAGGGTATTGCACGGTCAGACAGTATAACGGACTGGAAGATTATTATGTGACGAATGCAAAGATGTTCAGTGCAGAAAACAGTGATTTCCGTTATGCCGAAGAGACAAGGGTTCTGAACCGCCTGGTAAGGGATATCCGAAAAGCAGCACTGGAAAAACTGCATGTGGAAATTGATATGTCAAACATCGAAGCAAGTTTTGCAAGAATCCAGGAAGAACTGAATGTTCCGATTGACAATGCAGTGGCAGACGGAATCATCAGTTCTGGAAGAGTTACTGTGGATGTGAATGAAAATATCCTTGTAGATGAGGAAATGAATGCAGAGCTTGTATATGTACCCAAAGGCCATATCCGGACAATCCATGTAAATGTGGCTGTGGATAATCCATATAATGCATAGGAAAACAGGAGGAATAAATAGATGGCGATTATTAACGGAAGATGCTATGACTGGAACAGCGTTACACTTGGAATCTCAGGATGCGAAAATGTAGAGCCTACCGAAATATCATATGATGCGGAGCGGGATGAAGAGGTGATTTACGGTAAAGGCGGTGATCCCCGTGGCTATGGAACCGGGAATAGAAAGAACAGCGTCAAGATGTCTATGTTAAGAGAAGATTTTGATGAGATCTGCAACGTGATGCAGAAAAAAGGAGTCAAGTCATTCTTTAACCATATATTTGAAAAGATTACGGTTTCATATGGAAATGATGGACAGAAGGTGGTCACTGATACGCTGACGAATGTAAAGTTCAGTAAGTTTTCCGGAAAAGCATCACAGGGAGATAAAAGCATCAAGGTCGATCTGGAAGGGTTTGCCTTTGGCGGTGTTAACATTAACGGAATGAAAATGTAATCAAAATAAATGTCAAAAACAGGAGGATCAATCATGACAGAAATCGTATTAGGATCAAAAGCAGATGAAAAAGAAAACGGTCTTGACAGACTGAGAGAGAAATACAAAGGGGAAGGTTCTACTATCTACGAGGTAACATCGGTGATCACAGAGGATGATGATTCAGAAAGAGCGGTTACCTATCTGTTCAAGAAGCCAACGACAGCAAGCTATGACCGGTATGTGAAAACAGCAGCGGCATCATCCAGCAGGGCACTCAAAACATTTATCCAGGATAATATCATCGAGGAACAGGAAGATGACCTGAGAGATATTCTGGAAGAATACCCAGCCTTTTCAATCGGAGTGGGGGAAAAGCTGCTGAACATGCTGGGACTTAGTAAGTCTACCACTGTAAAAAAGTTATAAACGAATACCAGGAAAAACTGGAAGAGAGTCTGATCGACTCAGGAAGTATGCTGATAAGAATGTATCTTCCTGAGTCGATAGCAGATAAGAACATAGAAGAAATGGATATGGATGAGTTTTTGAGATTGGTTGCAATGGCAGATTATGCACGCAGGATGAGGATTGCTGATCTGGAAACAGGGCTGCAGAATGCACTGGGAAAGATCCTGTCAGATTAAAAGGGGGTAGCTTATGGGGATGGAATCCGTATTTCGCCTGTCTGTTGTGATGGGGATCGTTGACAAGCTGACACCAAAGCTGCCGGGAGTAGAAAATGGCGTATCAGGGGCATTGCAAAATATTAACAATGGATTTGGAGCAATGCAGAAAGCCGGAGCAGCCATGACAGGGGTTGGAACAGCAATACTGGGAGCTACGGCAAAACTGGTAACGTCAACGTTTGATACCCAGGATGCACTCGGAGAGCTTGCATCATTGGGTGTTGAAGATCTGGCGGCGGTGGAAAAGGCAGCAAAGAGTTTTTCGGATCAGTGGGCCGGTACCAGCAAAGCAGATTTCATAACGGCATCTTATGACATCAAATCAGGAATCGCATCTTTATCAGATGAAGGTGTTGCCAAGTTTACAGAATTAGCAGCATTGACTGGAAAAGCAACAAAATCAACTACAGAAGAGATGGGATCTCTGTTTGCGACAGGGTATGGCATCTATAAAAACTATTATGACCAGATGTCGGACATAGAATTTGGCGAGATGTTTTCGGCAGGCATTTCAACGGCGGTTCGAATGTACAAAACATCCGAATCACAGATGGCGGCAGGCATATCTATGCTTGGTGCTACAGCTACCAATGCAAATGTGTCGATGGAGGAACAGCTGGCGATACTTGGACAGCTTCAGACAACCATGTCAGGATCAGAAGCAGCCACGAAGTATAAAGCGTTTCTGAACAAAGCAGCATCTGCAGGGGAAAAATTAGGACTGTCTTTTACAGATGCAAACAACCAGCTTTTGTCTACACCTGAAATCTTGAATGCATTGAAAACAAAATATGGTGATACGATTGATGCGGTAGAAAAGCAGCAGTTAAAAGAAGCATTTGGCACAGATGAAGCGGTTGCTATGATAGATCTGCTGTACAACAACGTGGATACATTGAATACCGGGATTCAGGATTTAAGTGATAGCATGCAGCAGGGAACAGCCGTCACAAAAGATATGGCTGAAGCAATCAATAATACACCAGCTCAGAAATTCGAGGTATTAAAACAGCAGATACATAATAATGCAGAAGCATTGGGAAGCTCACTGCTTCCAACAGTTAATAATACACTGGATAAAATAAATGACATTATCGGAAAAGGTGCAGAATGGATCTCAAATAATCAGGAAACCGTAGACAGCATCATGCAGATCGTGGTTAAGGTTGGAGGATTCTTGGTTGTAGCAGGAACGCTTCTTACAATCATGGGAACTGTAGGGAAAGTTATGACAAGCGGTGCGGCGGCGATAGGAACAATCCGAAAGGCGTTTTCGTTGTTAAGTACATCTTTTATGGCAAGTCCGGTCACGCTTGTTATTGTTGCCATTGTAGCATTGATTGCAGTATTTCGTAGGTTGTACAGCAGCTCTGAGACATTTCGGAATATCTGGGATAACATCAGTGCGTATCTGCCGCAAGTGGTCCAGATGGGACTGCAGGTGATCTTGAATCTGGTACAGTCATTGGTAAATGCTTTGCCGAACATTATAAGCACTGGAACACAGATCTTGTTAAGCCTGATACAGGGAATCTCAGCAGCTTTGCCTGGGATACTGACATATGGAACACAGATCATCATTATGCTGTTACAAGGCATTTTACAAAATCTTCCTCAGATTCTGATGAGTGGTATTCAGCTTATTTTTGCATTGGCAAATGGTTTGGTAAATGCAATACCTACGCTTATGACTTGTGTGGTTAATATTTTGAGAACGATCGTTGATACAATATTGGCTACGGATTGGATTCAAGTTGGAAAAGATATCATAACAGCCATTATCAATGGAATTACTGGACTGGTCAGCAACCTTGGACATGCGATTCTGGATGGTATTAAATCAATCGTCAGTGGAAAAGAACCGGAGACAGCGGGAGCAGAAATAGCAACAAAGGTATCTGATGGACTGCAAAGCGGCAGTGCAAACGTACAGCAGACAGCCGGAAATATCATGGATGGTGCCTTGGCACAGTTTAACAATATGGACATGTCATCAGCGAAAAACACGGGTATGCAGCTTATCAATAATTTTGGCACTGGATTGCAGAGCGGAAATACAGATATCCAGTCACTTGGTGCAGGATTGGGAACATCACTCAGCAACGGTATTGCGGCAGGTTCCAGCAGTACAGAACAGACGGCATTACAGACATCACAAACGTGGTCAGATGCTGGAAATCGGATGGAGACTACCTGGCAGAGCATGAGTAATAAATTTAGAAACAGTTTCCAATCTATAAAAAGTACAGCATCCAGTTATACATCATCTACCGTGTCAACGATACAGAACGGATTTGCAAATATGCAGATCAGTATTCCGCGTCCGAAAATCCCAAAAATCAGTGTGGCATATAACACGGTTGGAAGTGGAAGTGCTGCAGCAAAAGTTCCAAGTTATTCGGTCAGCTACTATGCAAAGGGTGGAATTATGACTGGAACAACGGCTTTTGGAGTTGAACCTGGGACAGGAAGGACTATGGTCGGTGGTGAAGCAGGGCCGGAGGCAATTCTTCCGCTGGATGTATTTTGG